GACGGCTTGTCCGATGTTGATGGTTCTGCCGCAACTCCTGCTATCAGGGGAACGGATGCAAACACAGGTATCTTCTTCCCTGCGGCTGACACTGTAGGAGTGTCTACAGGTGGTAGCGAGAGAGTCAGGGTTGATAGTTCGGGGAATGTGGGGATTGGTACTACTACACTAACTTCAGGTGTTCGTCTTTTTGCTTCTAATGCAACGAATGGTGCGCCAGCAACTACTGGAACAACGCAAGCAAGCGGGGCGTTAAGGATTAGAAGTGGTAATAATGCAATCTGTGATTTTGGTGTAAATGGCACTACAACATGGATTCAAGCCGCAGACCAAACTGGCTTAAACACAAATTACGACATTGCAATGCAACCTAATGGCGGCAACGTGGGTATTGGTACAAGTTCGCCAGCATACAAATTAGATGTGGCGGCAACAACAGCAGTTGTACAGATGGATTCATCATCGGGTACTGCTGGTGCGGCTGTTACTCGATACAAAGCTAGCAATAGAACTTGGGTAAGTGGTGTAAACGTTACAGATAATACAGGCGCTTATACTGTTTATGACGTTACAGCTTCAGCAGAACGTATGCGTATCGACTCCAGCGGTCGTTTTTTGGTTAACACAACGTCTGTAAACAATGGAAGCCTATCTAATTTTAATTTTACTGGTTTTTCCAACGGAATTGAAACATCGTGGACAGGAACAACTAGTATTTACCATGTGTTAGTCCGTAATGGTAATGGATTTCTTGGCGGCGTAAACAGCAACGGGTCAACTGCGGCATTTGTAAATCTTTCAGACTATCGAGTAAAAGAAAATATTCAGCCAATGCAAGGCGCATTACAACGAGTTTCATTGTTAAAACCTTGCACATTTAATTTTAAGATTGATGGTGCTGCAAGCGAAGGTTTTATTGCTCATGAGCTACAAGAAGTTGCGCCAATAGCGGCATTTGGTGAGAAAGACGCTGTTGATGAAGAAGGAAATCCAATTCATCAAGGCGTTGACCCTTCAAAAATAGTGGCGCTATTAACAGCCGCCATCCAAGAACAACAAGCTCTTATCCAATCCCTGACAGCACGAATCACTGCACTGGAAACACCATGAACGAAATCAAACTCTCAACCAACTTGGTAAATGCCATCCTGCAACCAGAAGAGAAGACCAATGCTTGAAGATGAAACAGATAAGAGACTAGCTGTACATGAAGCTGTGTGTGCTGAGCGATACGGACAGATATGTAAGTCTCTGTCTGATGGCTCTTTACGCATGTCTAAGATTGAATATCTACTCTATGCAGTGATGGTGGCTGTTTTAATAGGGCCGGGCGCTGCTGCTGAATTCTTTAAAAAACTAGTAGGAATGTGAAATTGATCCTATCTCCATACTCTTTGCTGCCAATGCCTGTGTAGCTGCGATTAAAGAAGGCTGCGAGCTTTATAAGCAAGCCAAGACTTCCTTCATGGAAGTTAAGAAAACAGTAGATGAAGTTGTAGGAATAGGTAAAGAAGTAAAAGGATTTTGGAGCAAGCTGTTTGGCTCTAAGCCCACACCTGTTGCTGTAGTTTCAAACACAAAGAAGAAAGAACAATATGTAGCAGTAGATGAAACTCAGGTGATGGTGGACGTAGTTGCCCAACTCACTGAGTTTTTTAAACTTCAAGAACAACTAGCTGCACACATAAGAGAAGAGGAAGAGAAGAGTCAAACTGTTTACGATCCAGAAGCTAACCTAATGGAAGCTGCCCTAAAGAGGGTGATGGCAATGGATCAAATGACAGCATTAGAGAAGACCATCAGAGAAACTATGGTGTATCAAAGCCCTCCAGAGATGGGAGCTTTATACAGCAAAGTGTTTGAGATGAGAGACATTATAGGAGCAGAACAAGAAGCAGCTAGGCTAGCGCAAGAAAAGCGTGAAAGAATTAAAAGATGGCAACGTCAAGTAACAGAACAGGACAGACAAAGAAAGTTAGTCTACAGCCTTTTGACTCTGGTGCTTATCGGATACCTCTGGATTCTTCTTCTGTCGTTTCATCAGTACAAGGAAGTGATGTGATGGGAGTATTAGGCTGGATTGTTGCTGTTATCTTAGTAGCGTTTATGTTGCCTTTATTAGCTTGGATGTATCTTGATGTTCTTGTACAGAAACAAGAAGTGAAACAACAAACTGAGCAGATAGAAAGACTTAGAAGAAAGATTGAAAGGAAGGAAGATGATAAAAAGCCTAGTAGTATTTCTAACAATCTTGTGCTTGACAGGGTGCGAAGACCGTTATCGCTATCCGTGCCAAGACCCAAAGAATTGGAATAGTGAGGAATGTAAACCCCCTATTTGTACAGCAGCAGGAACTTGTCCTGAAATGCTTGTTAAACCAGAGGAGAAAAAGTAATGGCTACCGTTGGATATAAACCTAGTAATCGCCTTAATGCTGATGAGATTGAGGTCAGGGTATGGGCATTTGTTATTGTGGTCTTAGTGACCATTCTGCTGGCTTCTATGGGCATGTTCTTGTATAGCGTTTCATTCGTTACGCAACCAATGAATGGCAGTATGGCAGCTATTGACAAAGTGTATACACAGCAGATCTCAACAATAATGGTTTTCATTACTGGTGTGCTTGGCGGTGTGGCTGGACGCTCTGGTGTCAAGGCAATTGCCAACGCAAGTGCTAAAGCTGAAGCCAACGACAATGATGAGCATCCTTAACCCCTACATACTTTTATCCATCTTGCTGGCTGTTCTAGGCAGTTTTGGAGGGGGTTATTGGAAGGGTGGTCATGACGCTCATATGAAGCAACAAGCTGAGATTGCTGCTTTGAATGAGAAGGCTAGAGAGACAGAGAAACAAATGGTTGTTGTGGCTACAACATATGCAGATACATTAAGGAAGTCTAATAAAGATGCTGAAAAGAAAATCACTACTCTTAGGGCTAACATTGCCACTGGTGATCTGCGCTTGTCAATCCCCACCCAAAGCCCCGTATGTCCCTCCTCAGTTGCCTCCGTTACCGCTGGAGATAACAGCGGAGAAACACGAACCGAACTTGACAGATCGGTTGCTGAATCTCTTATTGCCATCACAGCCGAAGGCGACACAGCCATAAGAAAGCTTAATGCTTGTATTGAAACTTATAACACTTTAAGGAATATGAAATGAATTTAACAGCCAACTTCTCTTTACATGAGCTTACCAAATCTGAAACTGCTTTGCGTTTAGGTTTGGACAATACACCAGATGAAGCAGCCATTGCTAATCTAAAAACTCTTTGTGAAAAAGTATTACAACCTGTTAGAGATCATTATAAAAAAGGTGTAAAGTGTAATAGTGCGTTCCGCTCTCCAGAGAGTAATGCTGCGGTGGGAGGATCTCGTACCTCAGACCATTGCAAGGGCCAAGCTGCCGATATAGAAATACCCGGTGTTGCTAATGCAGATCTTGCTCAATGGATTATGGATAATTTAGAATATACACAACTCATCCTTGAATTTTACACTCCCGGTATTCCTGACAGCGGATGGGTTCATGTTTCCTATGACCCTAACAATCTTAAAAAGCAAGAGTTGACAGCAACCAAACAAAATGGTAAGACAGTGTATTTAAATGGACTTGTTGCTTAAGCGGTGATATAATGTCACCCAAACATCTAAAAGTAATTGGTAGAGATTATGAGATTGTTTATTTAGATGAATTGAAAGATGCTGTTGGTGAGTGTGACTGGGATAATTTAAAGATAAGAATAAAGAACGGTCAGCCTCTACCACTAGAAGTGGATACAGTGTTACATGAAACTGTACATGCAATAGATAATGCTATGCAGCTTAATATGAGTGAAAGACAAGTGTATTGTTTAACTACAGGATTGATATCAGTGTTAAAAGATAATCAACATTTTTTAGAATATTTGTATAGGGTAGTAAAGAAATGAAAGAAAATTTCACAGCAACACAAAAAGAAGTTGTAGCTAGAAAGATGGGCTATGAAGGCCCTATGCAAATGTTTGATGAGTTCTTAATGTCTAGACCATCAGACGCACAACGGTATGCTTCCATCACTTCTAAGTTTGCTGAGAACATGGCTAATGGTGGTATGGTTGGCTATGCACAAGGCGGTGCTGTAGCTGCTCCACAGAATAAAGCTTCTCATATCATTGAACAATATATGAGGGCTAAAGGACAAGACCCTACTAAAAGACTTAATGCTATTTATAGGTTGGTTCAAACAGGTGATTCTCTTTTGTTACAAGAAAACCAGTCTGTCTTAGAGCTTAGAAAGATTAAACCCGGCATTGTTTATTGCCATTTATATTCTTTAGATAAACCAATGACATTGGTTAAATCTCTTACTAAGTTTATTCAAAAGGTTAGACAGTCTGACATTAAAGCAATATATGGTAAGGCAGATAATAATCAAATTATTCCTTTGCTAAAAAGTTTAGGTGTTCCTGTAACTGATTCAGACCTGCCTGAATTTAATTGGAAGGCTACAGTATGAGATATAGTAATAGTTTAGACATCTTAGGAATACCTTCATTACCAGCTAATGCGTTTAAGCACGTAGGTAATAGGAAGATTAAACTGTATGGTGACGATCCCGTTAGTAAAGCTCTTGATGATGTTGTAGGCTTAGACGATAGTGGTGGTATTGGCGGCACTATTAAGGAAACTGGAGCACAGATTGATGATTTTGTAAATGCAGAAATTCCCGGAGGTTGGGCCACTGTTGCTGTTGTTACTGGTGCTTATCTCTATGGGGGGACTGAGTTGCTTGCTGCTGAAGCGGCTTCAACAGAGGCTACTACTTTAGCCGCTTCTGAAGCCACTGCGTCTAATGCATTAGCTGCTGCTAATAGTCTACCAAGCGCATACGCTGGTACTCCTCTTGCCTCTGTACCTGCTGGAGCTTACACTGGTGTAACAGCTAGCAGTATGCCTACACAGCTTGATTACAGCTTTGGCTCTGGTGCTTCTGGAGCGCCCTCACTAACAGCAACACCATCAGCAGGTACTAGCTTTGAGCTTGCAGCCCCTATGCAAGAAGGTTTGACAAAAGGAGCCACTCCTAATTTAACTTCTTCTATAAACCCATTTGCTCCTACTGGTATGGGTGGAGCACAAGGACTTACTGTTCCTTCTGCCACTGGTGTGGGTACAGTGTCTGCTGCTGGTACTTTTGGCACAGCTAATGCTGTTCCTCCTACTGGTTCAAATCTTTATGATTTAGGTAGCAGGGGTGAACAACCACCAACAGAAAAAGAAAAAGAAGGTAAAGATGTTACTTCTGCTGTTTCTTTACTCATTGATCTTTTGGGCGAGCGTACTAAAGCAACTAGAGGTGAAAGAAGTTATGCCGTTGGTGGTGCTGTAGAACCAACAAACCCAACAGCAACTATGGGTACTGCTGCCACTACAGCAATCACTCCCGGAATGGTTGTCACAGCCCCTCAAGCAGCAGCAACACAACAAGCTGCTCCCTCTGCTGCTGTTGTTTCTACAGAAGTGGCTGCTCCTTCAAAAGTGGATGAAGAAAAAATAATAGCAGACGCTGCACAAGCAAAGATTGCTGCCAGTTTAACTGGAGTGTCAGCAGAACAAGGCACTGTGTCTAAAGAAGCACAAGCACAAGCTGCCACTGTTGTTCCAACTGAGACAGCAGTGGGTAAGGAACAAGCTGCTCAAGGTGTTGCTACACAAGTGGTTGCCCCACAGAAAAGAACTGTACAAGCTGGAGAGATTGTTAGTGGGTCTGCTGTAGATCAGAAACAAGTTGAAGAAGCTTTAGCTAAGACACAAGCTGCTCAGGGTGTAGTGACAGAAGAGATGACTACACAAGGTCAGCTTAATAAACTGTTAACAAACTTTGATGCAGGTAATCCACCACCTTGGGCTGCTGCTTCTATGCGTGGTGTTACAGCACAACTTGCAGCTAGAGGACTTGGTGCTAGTAGTATGGCAGGACAAGCTATTGTTCAAGCCACACTAGAAGCTGCTCTTCCTATTGCTGCCACTGATGCTAAAGTGTTTGAACAGATGGGTTTACAGAATTTGTCTAATAGACAACAAACAGCAATGGTGTTGGGTGAGCAAAGAGCTAAGTTCTTAGGACAAGAGTTTGATCAAAACTTTCAGACTAAGGTATTGAATGCTGCACGTATTGCTGACATTGCTGATAAAAACTTCACTGCTGATGTAACCATTGCTTTAGAGAACGCACGTTTAACAAACACAATGGATTTACAAAACTTGTCTAACAGACAAGCATTGGTGTTAGCTAAGACAGCACAGATTGCTAACTTAGAAACAACCAATCTAAACAATAGACAGCAAGTGGCTGTAGAAAATGCTAAAGCATTCTTAACTTTAGATGTTAAGAACTTAGACAACAGACAACAAACAGCTTTGTTTAAAGCTAAAGAAATTGCTGATTCAATTATCACAGACACTGCTGCTGCTAATGCAGCTAAAGCAACCAATGCTGCTAATGCATTAGAAGCTGATAAAATAAATGCACAGCTTGCTCTTTCTGCTTCACAATACAATGCAGCAGAAAAGAATAAAGTGTCTATGTTTAATAAGTCTGCTGCTGATGAGCTTATCAAGTTTAATGCACAGGAAGCAAATGATAGAGCAGAGTTTAATGCTAACTTGAGTGGACAGATTAGCATAGCAAATGCTAAACTATTGGCAGATGTTTCTACAGCAAACACTAGAGAAACAAATGCAATGGCTGCTGTTAATGCTAAGAATGCTACAGACTTATCTGCTTCTACATATGCTCAGCTTTCACAGACATACAGAGATCAACTTGAGACAGCATGGAAGACTTCTGATAATGCTGCAATGAGAGCTAATGAAATTGCTAAAGTAACTCTCACTGCTAATGCAACTAAGTATGCTGGAGACGCAGCAGCAGATGCTGCTTACTATGCTGCTTTAGGTAGCTTGAGTGCTGCTCTATTGACATCCAGCGGCGGTTCTAAAATAGCTGAGACGTTGGGAGCAAAAATATCTAAATGGTTAGGAATATAATGCAACACATTAAATCATACATAAATAAAATAGAAGGTATCATTGCTTCTAATAAGCCATCCACTTCTAAGAAGAAGCCTATGGGCTTTGCTCCTACTAAGGAGAAGCAAACAGAAGAAACTAAAAAAGAAGATATGAATATGAAGATTGTTGCTGATACAGTGCAGGGTATTAGAGAAGCTAGAAAGGGAATGCTAAATGCAACCAAATAAATCAAGCCCTCTTGATGTAATACAGCCAGTACCTCCGGGCATTTCTTGGACTGCTCCTGAGAAGAGCAGACCTTGGCAACAACCCCCACAGCTAGTTAATATTGGTGATGTTGTACAGAGATATATGGATGGTTTCTCTGATCCAGAAGTTATGTCTAATGCCATTGATGCCATAGAAACTAAAGTGCCTCTGTCTGTGATGGCACAATCAATCATGCTCAACCATGTGAGTGAAGGTGTTCATACAATGGATATGGGCATACTGGTTATGCCTGTCATTATTGAATTGCTAGTTACATTTGCTGAGCTTAGTAACGTAGACTACATTGTTTTCCCAGATGAGATAGAGAAGCAAAATATTATTCCTCTTGGTGTTGCTAAACTTGCTATGAAGAAAGCTTTAGAGAGCATGGAGAAAACTGTTGAGCAAGTACAGGAAACAAAGCCAGTAGGTCTTATGGCACGTAAACAGAAAGAGGTGATGTAATGGCTGGTAATTTCTTTCAAGCATTTGCAACAGGTGCTGCTACCACTGTCACTGAGAATATTAAGAAAGAAGAAAAGAATGCTAGAGAACTAGCTGCTGCTCAAGCATCTGCGCTTATTGAGAACCATAATAAAGTAAAAGATGCTAGAGATAAGCAAGCTAATAAGATGAAAGAAGATGCTCTTTTTCTTAAGGCTCAATTTCCTACAGTGTCTAATGATGATCTAGTGATGGCTGCTACAAATCCTTCTGCCATTGCTGCTTTAAAAGCCAGAGCAGCGCAGCCTGATTGGGATCCAACTGTTGTTAAGTTTGGTGACTTTGCACAACTTGCTTCTGCCAACACTGGTAAGACAGTAGATGAACTTGTTAACAACATGTATGACATGTCTGCTGCTAGGGCTGCTCCTGCTCAAGCTAATAAGGATATGTCCATTATTCAAAGGATTACAGCAGGTACTGGAGATCAAGAACTCAAACGAATTGTTTCTCCATTAGGTCTTGATGTAGATCAATTAAAAGGGGCAATGAACTTCAAGCCTAAAATGCCTGAAGGTGAAGTTAAGTTTAACTTAGGTGTTCTATCCACGCCCAGTTACGATGCACAATTTAAACAAGCAAAGCTTGCTGTGGTTAAAGCACAAGAGGCAGGTGATGTAGAGGCTCTTACCAAAGCTTCTGCTAAAGTGTCTGCTTTTGTGGTGGCTGAAACTCTCACTCGCACTGAATCACTAAGCAATGAGCAGATACAGTCTAATCTTGTTACAAAAATTCAAGCAGAAAAAGATCCAGAAGTTAAAGCTAAGCTTGAATTAGAATTGAAAAACAGACAGAAACTTTTAGCCACTGATAAGAAAGTTACTGAGGCTGATATTAGAACAGACCTTGCTAACAGAATTATTGAAGCTAAGAAAAATAACGATACTAAACAAGTTGCTCTCTTAACTGGTGAGTTGAAACAACGTGAGTTGTTGCTTGATAAACAAGAAACTAATACAGAGAAGATATCAGCAGCCAACTATATTTCAGCAGCCACTAAAGGTGTTGCTTCTGCTGTTCAAGACTCTATGCCTCCCGGTTCATTCATTACCATCACTAATCCTGATGGATCAACTTCTGTACAGCCTAAAGACTTGGCTTCTGAGAAGCTTTATAGGCAAGGTATAAATAACGGAAGAAACGCTGTAATTGCTCAGATGACAGGATCAGATGGTAAACCTAAGTCTGAGCTTCATAAGACAGCTTTGATTTCTATTGGTGTTGTGTTTGATTCAAACAATGTTGCTAGACTACCAGCTACAGGTGGAACACCCCCACCACCCCCACCACCTGCACCAGCAGCAACACCAACATCAGCAGCGTCAGCAGCGCCTACTCCTGCCCCTGCTAAACCACCTGCTGCTGCCCCACAGAAGCTGCCTACACCTGAACAGTTTGCTGCTAAATGGGCCACTCTGCAACCGGGCGAAACAACAACCGGCCCTGATGGTAAGCCATATACTAAAGACAAGAAGAAATAAACATGGCATGGACTCCTCCTTCTGATGCTGTAGAAGCCACTGTTGCTCCCTCCACTGGTGGATGGAAGCCTCCTGCTGACGCTGTAACAAGTAGCTGGACACCCCCTGCTGATGCTGTTGTGGCAGAAGCTGCTGCTCCTGTACCAGCACCTAAGCTTTCTCTTATAGAGACAGCTAAACAAAGCAGTGCTCAAGCTGCTGCTAGTAATCTAGAAAGAGAAAAGAAGATTAAAGAGAACCAATTTTCTTTTGAAGATCTTTCTAAAAACCCAGACAATTTCAAAGCCATCAATGACTACGCCACAGCTAGGTTTGGTAAAGAGGGAGTTATGCTTCCCAATGAAACCAAAGATGATTATGTTAAGCGATGGGCTAGCCACATGCGTATGCTTTCTTTTGGTAATCTTATTTCAGGCACACAAGAGATACAGTATTTAAACAATGCCAGTAGAGAAGACTTGTTGAAAGCTAAGAAAGCTTATGACATCTTTGACAACACTGCAAGCTATTTCAGTGACAAAGGACAGAAAGGATTTACTCCTATTCTTGACGCATTGGGTAGTGTTATTAGTGATCCAACTACAGCCATATCACTAGGCGCTGGTACTGTAGCTAAGAATGTCTTTGTTAAAGAAGCTGCCACTAAAGGTATTAGAGCAGCATTAACTAGCCGACTTGGTGCAACTGCTGCCCTCACTGTCCCCACTGTTGAAGGAACAGGTGCTGCTTTAGGTAATGTACAAGAACAACGTAGAAAGCTTGTAACACAAGACGCTGCTAACAAAGACACAAGAGCTAAGATTGAACAAGCTAAGCAAGTGGTGGCACAACTTCCCCCAGAACAGCAACAAGAAGTGTCTGATCAAATTAAGGAAGTGGAAACAAACCTAGCAGCAGAAGAAAAGAAAGTGGCTGAGGGTATCAATCTCACTGAAGTAGGCACTGCTGGAGCTATTGGTGCTGTTGGTGGAACACTAGAAACAAGTGGCTTATTAACAGCCGCTAGGCTTGCTAAAGGCAAGACAAAGGTAGGAGAGCTAGACACCATATTAGCAGAGCGTCAACAAGCTGCTAGAGGCCGTATAGAGCCTAAGATGGATGTGTCTACACCACCCCCTGAAGTGAAGGTGGCTCCTAAAGCAGCAACAGAGACACAGCTAGAAGATGCATATGACATCTTTGAAGGACGGAAGCTTCTTAATAAAGAAGGAGATCCTACTTCCATTGCTGAGATGCAGGTAAGAAATGATGTGAACAAGAAGGCTGCACAGATTGCAGGTAATATTTGGTCACAGGTTCCTGAGCTTGCACCTAAAGGTGAACAAAAGATTAGTGATGCTGTTAAGAATGTTTTCATGAACATTGAGAACATTGATGATGTTGTTCTTAAAGATGCTTTAGCTAATGCTGGTGTTACACCAGAAGAGTTTGCTCGTATGAATAGAACAACAGCAGGAGATGCTGGTCGTACACTACAAGCCTATTCTGTGCTTGCTCGTTTACAAAACAAACTTAAGAACATTGATCCTGCTGCTGCTAAAGAAGTGGACTTGATGTATGGTAAACGTAATACATTAACATCTGCATTCACTGGTCTATATGATTTATCAATGAGACTAGATAGAGAGCTTAAGGCTTTAATGGTGTCACAAGTTGCTACCACTGTACGCAACGCTTTCTCAGGTGGTATGGTTGTAACTTTTGGTGCAGCATCTGAAGCCATTGAGTCTTCTCTCTATCGTATGGGTAAGACAGCTTATGAACTTGGCAGTGGTAAGCCACTGACAGGTAGTTTCACTGGTGGTCTTAAAGGTGTTTATGATGATGCTGTTAGAACAGCTTTCTATTTAGGACAAAGCAACTTATCTTCTGATGTGGCTGAAAGACTTCTTGCTGGTTCTCCTACACTACGTGGTCGTATCTTACGTACAGTGGGTGAGAATGAAGCTGCTGATCTTTCTAAAGTGGCACAGATGGCTAACACGTTGAACGTAGCACAAGACGCTTTCTTTAGAAAAGCCATCTTCACTTCCTCTGTTGAGAAACAACTTAGCAGAGTTGGTATTGACATGTATGATGTTATGGCACAAGGAAAGAACATTCCTTTTGATGTTCTTAAGAATGCTACAGATGAAGCATTGGCTGCTACGTTTAGTAAGATGCCAACACAAGGTATCATGTTTCATGGGGTTAAGTTTATTGAAGCATTAGGCCCTGTTGGTTCTACTGTCATTCCTTTCCCTCGCTTTATGGCTAATGCTATGACATGGACATACAAACATAGTCCTATGGGAATCTTCTCTGGTGCTGCTGACATAGCTAAAGGCTCGTCTATGTTAAAAGCAGGTAATGAAGAAGGTCAGAGATACTTAATGCAAGGCTTAGAGAATACATCTAAGGGTGCTGTAGGCACTGCTGCCATCTATGCTGCTTATAAATATAGACAAGAAAATCAAGACACCAATTGGTACGATGTAAAGAATCCTGACGGAAGCTTAGTAGACACTAGAGCTTTATTCCCTATGGCTCCTTTCCTTGCTATGGGTGACTACTTAGTTAAGTTTGAAAAATCTAGAACAGATGAGTTTAGCACTAAAGAATTTTTAGAAGCCATGACAGGCTTTAAAGCTCCTGCTGGTACATCTGCATGGTTGGGTGATAAATTTGCTGAGTCCCTGTCCAACATGCAAACAGGTGAGGGCAGTGCTGATCAGAAGGTGGCTACGTTCTTTGGTGAGTGGGCAGGTCAGTATTTAGGTAGAGCATTGATTCCTGTTCAACAGATTAGTGATTTGATTGGTGCTATTGATAGAGATGAAAACCTACCAAGAGATGCCTATCAGATCCCTGCTGGTGAAGAAGGCTTTGTTTCTTCTGCCACTGCACAGCTACAAAAGAAAGTGCCTATATTAAAGCAAGAGCTTCCTGTATATCAACCAGCTACAAGAAGAGAAGCAGCGTTCAACGATGCAGGGCCTTTGAAGATATTCACTGGTATCACTATTAAGGGAGCACCACAGCCCTTAGAAGAAGAGATACTTAAACTTAAAATACCTAACAATAAAATCTTTACCTCCACTGGAGATAAGATTGTAGATGCTAGTGCTCGTAAGGTAATGGCTCCTCTGTTGCTTGATACATTTGATGTGTTAAAAGAAACAGACTTCTACAAACAAGCTGGCCCTGATGTTAAGAAAATTGCTATGCAAAATCTTCTTACTTGGGCGCAAACAAATGCTAAAGAGATTGCTAGTAAACAATCAGAGGCAGATGCTTTTAATCGTGGTGAGCAAGCACGTTTGTTTGAAATTAAATATAGCAGACTTGCTCCTGAAGTTAAGAGAGCGACAGCAGAGTTCTATCAACAGAACATGAAGAAAGATTTAGCAGAGACTAAAGACTATGTGTCTGCTCTGTCTATTGCTGCTGCTCTTAAAAAACAACCGGGCTTTGCTGCTGGTGGATTAGCTGCACAGATGGCTGAAACTCTTATTGGTAAGGGTGCTGCTAAGGTGGCTAAGAAGTCTATCACTGAGTCTGCTGATGATCTTCTTAAGAAGGTGACTGACATGGCTACTAAGGCTGGAGTGGAAGTTGCTCCTGCTGCTAAACAAACAGAAGACTTGTTGAAGCAACAAGGAGTTCCTGTAACTGTGCCTCCCTCTACTACAAAGGCTGCTCCTAAAAAAGAAGCCCTTGTTCTTGCTACACCGCTTGAGCCAACACCTGTTGTCAGCAAGGCTGAAGAAACAGTGCAGCCAAACTTTGTAGATGAAATTAATAAGTATTCTACAGAGCAGTTAAACCAAGCTGAGTCTTTGTTAAAGACTAGTATGGGATCGCAATATCAGTTAGACAAATTTAAAACTGACTTCCCTGTCGATTACCAAAAGAGTTTCTTAACTAAACTGCAAGAGATTGCTCCTGAAGGTAAGGTTACACCACCAACACCAAAAGATTTAACCATTGTTAGTCCTGATCTTGTATTCACTCCACTAGGGACTAAAGAGAAAAAAGCTTTATCTGAAATACCTGATCTTAATAAACTTCCTATGGCAAGTGGAGATACCTATAGAAGAAAAGAAATACTACAGAACATCAGAGAAATCAGACAAGATGTTTTTCCTGTTTTAGTGGATAAGCTTGATGAGCTTTCATTCACTAAAGGAATTAAACCTTTAGATGAAGAGGTTGTTGCTGTTGCACAAGGTGAATATAGAGCAGCTAAAGGAACAGAAGTTAATTTAAATGATGTTGCTTCTGTAGAAGATTTTGCTTCCTTTGCTTCTAAGTATCAAGACAAGCTTGATGCTTTACGTGTGAAGTATAAAGACACACCTCCTGTTATTCTTTATCATGGTAATAGATCAGAGCGTACTCCTGAGAAACTTGCTAGAGGTTTCTACAATCCGCAAACAAATAAGAAGTCTCATTTTGAGTTGAATGCTGGAGCCATCTCCTTTACCAAAGATCCTAATTTAAATTATTTCATTGAGAAGTTTGGTGGTAAAGAAGCTAAGAATGTTTCTCAAGTTGAGATACCATATGCTGAATATGAATTCAGAAGAGTGAACATGCCTCTTACTGCATACGATAATCAAGACTTGAATTACTTAGCAAGAGCTATCACTGGTAGTCCTGATATAGCTAGACCACTAAGCTTGCCACGCTCACAGATATTTAAAGAAACAGAAGATGCTTTTGTTGAAGCAGACAAGCTTAAAGTTACACAAGACGTAGCTGGTGTTAGTGAGAAATATGGAAAGATAGAAGCTAGACAAACAAAAATAAATGAGGCACTGATTAGACTTAATGATTTTAATTCTACCCCTAAAAAAGGATTGGCTAGTAAGACTGCGCCTAATGCCTATCAAGCATACAAGGATATTCGCACTGTCTTTAATGAGATAGCCAAATCATCAGAAGTAACCTCAACTAAAACTGGATATGGTCAGAACTATTATTCTGCTTTAGAAAACTATAGGACTGAGCTTCTCTCAAGTATCAATAGTTTGTTAGATGTCTACAAAGATAAGCTTAGCCCTGAAGCTTTTAACTCTAGTCCTAAACCTGCTATGCTATTAGATCTTAAGAAAGCTTTAAGTAAGACAGAGGGTATTACAAATTCAGCAGACACCCAGAAGAAAGCTGTTGAAACCATCAGAGACATTACACCTAAACTTAATAAGGGTGGCCTAGCTTCTAGACGTTGATTGTATATTAAAGGTTGTTGGTGGCTACTGGGCCAGTCTATTCACCACCGCAATCTGCAATGGAACCACCAACACGGCTGGGAACTGTTTGTCCAACGATTGAAAGCCCCATATGGCTAACGATTGCTGGCAGTTCCCATGCGTCTTGATGGTAGGGCATACAGGAATTGAACCCATATTCATGACTTGATTTTTAAATCAAAGTTCGGTATAACTTGGTGGGACAGGAGGGATTTGAACCCCCATTGAATCCATTACGGTGCTACGGCTTAGAAGACCGTTCCGGTACTGTCCCATTTTAAAAAGTATACTATGAATAGTTGTTTAAACTGTGGAACACATACCACAAATCCCAAATTTTGTTCACGAAGTTGTGCCGCTACATATACTAATAAGCAAAAACCAAAAAGAAGCAGGACAAGAAAGTGTAGTAATTGTGAGGACATTGTTGCAAACTACAAAACTACTCTGTGTGAACAACACTTAAAAGAACATAAAAGCAGCAGCTATTATAAAAATTTAACTATTGGCGAATACAGAAATAAATCTTCTGTTGAGGGAAAGCACTCATCTTGGAGACACGCACATATAAGAAGCTTTGCTAGGTCTTGGTTAAGAGATCTAATAAAACAAGAATGCGAATCCTGTGGTTATGATAAACACACAGAACTTGCACACATAAAAGCGGTATCTGATTTCGATGACTCAGCTTTATTAGGAGAAGTAAATAATATAAACAATATTATTGTACTGTGTCCTAATTGTCACTGGGAATTTGATAATTTACCAAGAGATAATTTCTTTAAGTTATCAAAATAACCCCTGTCAAATCCTCT